TCGGTCTCGCCGTTGGCGTCCATATCCAGACCAGCGGCCTGACAGAGCGCGGCCAGCGTGACCATCGTGCCGCCGACCTCCTGAAACGGCTCGCCAGCCGGACGGCCATAGACGTAATCGACCAGCGCGAAGGCCCGTTCCTTCGGCCAGTCCAGCGACTGCGCCAGTTCCAGCGCCTCTTCGATGAAGCGGTCGCATCGTTCGACCCGGTCGGCAGCAATCTCAGCGCCGAAGCATTCCATCAACCACGGAAGGACCCGCGACTGGAACGACGAGGCTGGCTGGGTATCGGCGTCAGCCGATGAACCCTGATCTGCGGCGCGGTCCTTACGGTCAGCGATCAGCGCATAGGCCACGCTAATGCGCGTACTGTCGGCCACGCCCGCGCCTTTCAGGATGCGGTCAATCGGGTCGGTTCCGTCCATCAGGGCGAACACCTCCGACGCGGAGGTCAGCGGTCCCGGCTTAAGTCCGTCTCTCTCATTGGTCATTAGATCGGTCTCCAGGGAAGCCGGCCGCCGTGTCGAGTTCGGCGTCGAGGCGGTTGTAGAGGTCCATCAGCAGGACGAGCCGGTCGTTGTCGCCGGCCTCCAGATCCGCACGGAGCGTCTTGGCCGACTGCCAGATGGCCGTCAGGCGAGCGAGCGTCGGCGCATCCTTCAGCGCGATCTCCAGCTTGTCCGCGCGTGACTGCAGGGTGGCGGTCGGGTGTGTCGACGAGTGGTCAGCCGCCGGCCGATCCTGGGTGGCCTGGCTGCGTTCTTCCGCGGCGAGCGGCTTGACGACGAACGGCGCCCGCTTGCCCTTCGTCTCGGTCAGGGCCAGCGTCAGCGTCTTGTCGATGTTGGTCATGTGGCTGATGCGGATGCCGCCCACAGCCATGCCGCCCCATTTGACGTTCGGGTCGCGGTAGAGGGTGACGGACCGGCCGACATAGGTGTTCGCGTCAGGGCCCCATGCGGCGACGAGCACGCGCGACATGGACTTGCACGGGCGCCAGACCTTGCCCGCGCTGTCGTCGAACTTGATCGACACCGGCTGGTCGGCGCCCGGGCTGATGGCGACGCCGATGATGCGGATGGTGCGCGGCCCGCTGATCAGGTCGTCCGCGTTGATCTGGTCGGACTTGGGGACGATGGCGGAGGTCATGTCGGTCATGCGTACATCTCGATTTCTGTGCGGCGCTCGGTGGGGATCATCCGGCGCTCTGTGATGGCGGTGCGGTAGGCAGCCAGGTTCGTCGCCAGCCGACCCTCGAAGGCAGCAGCAGCGTCGATTATGGCGGCTTGAATGACGGGGTCCGGGAAGACACGGATGACGACCATGTGCATGCCGGACGAGTACGAGACGTAGTCGATCCACTTCCGCTCGGTGACGAGCAGGCCGGTCTGGAGCTGCAGCACGTATTCCTGCGGCACCTCGCGATCGACGATGGTCTGCATCTGGTATTTCTGGCGCCGGCCCTTCGCCTCGATCAGCCCGTCGGGGCCGACCAGACCGTCCGGCGAGTAGCCAAGCGTGAAGCCCCACCGGTTGTTGGTGATGAAGCCGACCTCGGTGACAGGTGCGAAATGCTCGGCGTACAGTTCGCGGGCGGCGATCTCATCTTCGCGGCCGCGGAGCATGTCGTCCGACACATAGGACGGTTCGACATGGCCGGTGACGCGCTGAGCGAGCAGTTCGTACAGGTGCGCCCGTTCCTTGTCGTTCGCCGCCGCCTTGAGCGTGGGCGTGACGATCAGCTTCATCTCGCTGGCAGTCAGCAGTCCGCAGCGCGCGGCGAGCCACTCCTCTGACCCTTGGATCATCTCGTCATAGACGCGGATGGGGCTGGCGGAGAGCGGCTCGACGCGGGGTGCTGGCTCGAAGGCGGCGGCGTCCGACATCAGACTTCACCCAGCGCGGACAGGTAAAGGTCGAGGATGGCTTCGGCCTCCTGACGCTTGGCCTTGTCCATGCGGCGGATCTTCACGACCTGCCGGATGATGGCCACGTCGTAGCCCTCGCCCTTGGCCTCGGCGAGCACCTCCTTGATGTCGGCGGCGACGGCGGCCTTGTCGTCCTCGAGGCGCTCGACGCGCTCGACGATGGAGCGGAGGCGGCCCTGCGCGGTGGCGGTGAGCACGTCAGGGGATGCGTCGAAAGCGGCGTCTGTCATGGGTCTTCTCTCTGTGGTTGGCGGTGGTGCGCGGCGGCCGTCTGGACAGGCGCCGCGAATGAGGTCATCTCAGGCGTCGGGGGGCGGCCTTGCATTGGGGCGTCGCATGGCAGTCAGACCGGTTCGCATCACCAGCGAGGACTCGCTGATCGGCCTGTTGCGTGGTCGGCGATTGGCGCTCGGCATCAGCCAGCAGGCGCTCGACGACCGGCTTGGATTCCCGGACGCCTACACCGCGAAAATTGAGTCCCCGAACCGCAGCTTCGGACGCCGCGTGGCATGGGGCCTGTCGACGTTCCTGTTCTACTGGCTGGAGGGTCTGGGCCTGACCCTGGTCCTGATGGACAAGGCGCAGGCCGACGATCTGATCGCGGGGAGCGACAGCCCGGACATGGCTGAGAGCGTGCACACGCCCTACCCCGGCCGCACACGGCGCCGTGAGGTTGTCCAGCGGCGGGTGCTGCGGATGAGCGTCAGCTTCCCCCGGCAGGTCGCCTAGCCCGAACAGCCAGCGTTCCGTCGGGCTCATCCGATCGCGGAGGAACACGAGGTGCGAGCGCGAGGGCTCGACGCGGCGGAGGGCGGTCATCAATCGCTCCCCGACCATGAGATCAGATAGGACGCGAACTTGCCGGGGTTCTCCGCCTCGACCGTGGCGATGAACTCACGCTCCTTGCCGGTCACATACGGCGCGGTTTCCGGGCGATGGCCGAACTCGGTCCACTGTTCACAGTGCTTGCCGTGCGCGGCCTTCTCTTCGGCCGTGTAGTAGGCATAGACCGTCGAGATGTCGCTGTAGCCGCGATGGTTCTTGGCCTCCGCGATTGCCGGTCCTTCGCTCACGCCATCACCCCGCAGGCCGGGATGCGGAAGTCGTTGCGGCGCACAGCAGCGGCCGGCGGGCGGTACACGCGGCGGGCGACGAGCGCGACTTCCTCCAGCACCAGCCCGTCGTGCAGGGAGGCGTTCTCGCGGACCCATGCACGGCCACGGGCGATGTCGTTGAACGAATACAACACCACGCCCTTGCTGTTCACGGCTTGATAGTCGGTTCGGAGAGTCCGGCTCATTTGGATGCCTTTCCGCCGAGCATCTGCCCGGCCAGTTTGACGGTCAGGCCGCACCAGACGGCGGCGACCAGAACGGCGATGAGGGTTTCGGCGACGGCGGCCATCACGCGGCCTCGGTCCGGGCGCCGACGATGTCGCAGGCCACCGAAAAGATGGACGGCACGGCGGCGGGAGCGACGCGTGGCGGCTCCGGCGTGCGGGCCTCGATCAGCAGGCGGCGAGCCTCTTCCAGAGCGGCCCACGCCTCGTCCAGCGCCTCATCACGCCGATAGTCGGACCGGCCGCTATAGACGCGGGCGACCGTCATCTGATGCGCCGCCGCATGGGCGAAGTTGATCGCGCGGGACAGCTTGTCGGTGTCGACCGGCTCGCCGCTGCGGAACTGATAGTCGCCCGCGTCGGACGGCGCATCGACAGCGCGCCGGGCGATCATGTGGGGATGACCACGGACCGGGTCGATTTCGAGAACCAGGGCGGTCATCAGGCGCTCTCCCCGCTCAGGACGCGGACGGCCTTGGAGATGCGCAGGGACGCGGCCTCGAAGTCCATCGGGCCGAGACCCTCGAGGCTCTTCGGCAGCGTTCCGCGACCCAGTGCGGCGCTCTCATGGTTGGCGCGGTTCATCTCAATCCGGGCGGCGCACCAGCCCAGATATTCGATGCCCTCCTCGCCTCCCCGGCGGTTCGCATCCTTCACCCATGCGTCGATCGCGTCGTGCATCTTGACGACGTTCGGATGGCGGGTGGCGTTGATCTTGGCGATGATCGCGTTGGCCGGCTCGCTGATATGGCGAGCGCCTGTCGCGGCGTCTGGTCTGGTCTGTGTGACGGTGCTCGGCAAAGCGCGTCCTCCCTTTGATGGGAGAACGATAGATTGGCTATCGGTGCCAAGTCAATACGTTTTATATCGGCCCGCTATTGCAGGCTGGCAGAGACCACGCCTTTCGCACAGCCCTCGGCGAATGAACGCCCCTGTCTGGCCGGGTCACAGTCGATCGTGTCGACGCCGGGGTGGTCCAGCGCCCACAAGTAGCCGGCGCGATGACCGGAGCAATCGTCCGTGCAGCGGCCATCGAATATCAGGGGCAAGTCGACGCCTCGTCGGACCATGTCAGCCTCGGCGCGCATGGAGACGGACAGTTCGGCCATCGCCTCTTCGCCGGGTGTCGGGGCGCCGCACGATGTGAGAAGGGCCGCCGCGATCAGGACCGCGCGCCTCACAGGCTGATCAGGGGGCCGCTGCGGGCAGCTCGGGCGGCGAAACTGCCGACGACCACGCCGATGATCTCGGGGCCCTCGTCTGCATCACGGTCGGCGTGCAGTTTGATCGGCGTCTGGTGGGCGGCGTCCGTTGACCTGGGCCAGAGCTCAACCCCTTCGCGCGCGACGACGACCTCCTTAAGCGTGGTCTCCGCCATGGATCCCCGCCGGATGCGGACGACGACATGATCGCCCTCGCGAATGCCCGCCTCGGCAGCAGGGCAGACGACGACTGCGGACCCGTCGGGATAGTGCCGGTCCATTGAACGGCCCACGACGTAGAGGGCGAACAGGTTGGCGCGGGCGTATTCCGGCAGGCTGACGGGCACGAACTCCCACGGAGCCGGCTCTTCGTCCGGTATCGGCGCGAACGCCCCTGCCCTGATTTCACCGACCACGCCCACCATGCGGACATTGTCGTTCTGCGATACGCCAGAACTGGACGTATGCCCCTCGCCGAATAGAATGGCGGCCGGGTCGACCTTCAGGACTCGGGCATAAGCCTCGGCCATATCGGGGGAGATGCCGTTGGTGCCGTTCTCGTGTGCTCGAACGGTCGGCTCGCTGAGCGGCTTGTCGCGCCCCAGGATCATGGACGCCCGGCGCCCCATCTCTCGCGCCGTCATTCCGGCCTCTTTTCGATAGGCTCTCAGGCGTTCACCGGCGGTCATGCTGCGCCATCGCAGAAATTGCGATACGAGTAATGTTGACGTGAAGCGATATTGTTCATATCGTTCGCGCCATGACAGCCACTCCGACCGCCTTTTTCGAGCCGATCATCCGCCGCTGGGACACCGTTCCGGCGTTCGCGGAAGATGTCGGATGCTCCGAACCTGTCGCCCGGCAATGGATCCGCGGTGACAGCATTCCTGCCGCCTGGTTCGCCCCCGTCGTCCGCGCCGGTCTGAAGCGCGGCTTCTCGGAGATTACGCTGGAAATGCTGGCCGGCCGGGCTGAGCAGCGTCGGCTGGTCCGGGATGCGCAGAAGACGGCGGAGGCCGCCTGACCATGCGACCGGGGGGCAGCATCAATCTGGCGACGAGGCGGGGACAGTTCCCGCACGTCAGGCATTGCGCCCTCATCGCGTTGAGCCGGACCCAGTCGGTCTCGGCCAACTCGCCTGAAGCGTGCTTGGCTCGGATGGCCAGCAGCGCCGCTTCGATTGTCGTCTCGCAGTCTCCCGCCTCCGACCGGACCATGGTCGAGGCAAGCGTTACGCTCGCCATATCGCCACCCTCTCACGAAGCTCCCCAGCGCCTCCCGGCGACAGTGAAAATCAGTAAGCGGACGAATAGCAACGCTTTTTTTGTCGCATGGCGAAAGAGTCATGGAGATGAACGGGCGCCTTTTCATCAACCCGTGAAATTCATTCAGAATTCGCCCGTCGCGCTAATCAGCCCCCCTGTCTGCGCGACAGGTGAAGTGGGGGCGGCCGGGTTCCAGCCCGGCCGTTCCCGCGAAACTTGCGAGCTGGAGGGTTGCCGCCCTCGACCTCGCCTCGGCATGGCGCCTGAACTGCGCCGCCGTCTTCGGCCCCTCAAACCGGGCCGCCGTGCGCCAGCGGGAAGCCGCGACGCTGTGTTCGATCGCCGTCAGGATCTTCGGGTCCGGGTTCCAGTCCATGTCCGCTCTCCCTTTCGACAGGTTCATCAATGACCATGTCGGGAGCGCATTGCATGGGAAGAAACCCGCACGTCTTGTCGGAGCGGTTGAGCGCATACCTGCGCCGGCGCACCAACGCCAAGGGCCTGGCTCGCAGCATCGGCTGTGATCCCCGCACGGCCGAAAATGTGCTGCAGGGGCATTGGCCATCTGCCCGTCACTGGCTCGGCATCGTCTCCGCGTTCGGGGCAGACGTGACCCAAGCTGTATTTCACCCAGAGGACGCTGTTGCGCGCCTCGAAACAGAAGTGGAGCGCCTCGAACGTGAATTGGCTGATACCCGCGCCCGTGCGGCGGAGGTGGCGAGCTTTGCTCCTCGCCCTGCGCGTGCTGTGGCTGCGCGCAAGAGCGCCGCCCAATGACGGCGGCTCCTGACCGCCTCAGCAACGAGGCCCCCGACATCCTGATCGCCGCGTTCACGCATCGCCGCGTCAAGGCGGTGCGGGCCATGAACGAGGCGAAGAACGCCGTGCGCACGATCGACGCACAGGCCCGGGCGATGGGCCTGCCTGTCGCCGGGATGCGCGGCGCCATCGGGATGATGAACATCGACCCGGCCCGCATGGAAAAGCAGCAGCGCGAGATCGCCCATGTGCTGCGGTCGCTGCGGGCCGATGTTGAGATCGAGCAGCCGTCGCTGTTTGAGAGCACGACCGACGAGAGCGACGCCGACCGATCGCAGCGCCTGTGGCGCGCGGGTTGGTTCGCCGCGGTGATGGACCTGCCCCGCGATGGCGGCGGGTACACCGACAAGGATGACCGGGCCGATTGGCTGAGGGGCTTCGACGCCTTCCTCGCCGACTTCGCGTCCCTGGAACTGACCGAAACCAAAAAGCGCGGAAGGGCAGCGGCGAAAGCCGGCTGACCCATGCCCTGAGAACGAGGACGGACGAGATGACGCGAGAGGTGTGCGCCTTTGCCTTCTACGGCGCGGCGATTCCGAAGATGCGGGCCGGTCGCAACGGCGTCCGATCGTTCACGCCGAAGCGCAACATGGCGTTCGAGGCGCACATCCGGGCCATCGCGGCGGTGACCATGGCGAAGGCCGGGGCGGCGCCGACGCCCGACGCCTGTGTCGCCGAGATCGCGGTCGAGCGGGCCCCCCTGAAATCCTGGTCGAAACGGAAGGCGGTCGAGATGCGCGGTCAACCAATCACAGGCCGTCCTGACGTGGACAATTTGGCCAAGGCCATCCTCGATGCGCTGAACGAGATTGCCTACGAGGACGACGCCCAGATCTCCGACCTGCATTTCAGCCGCCGGTGGGGCGAGGTCGACTGCGTGCGCGTGCGCATCCTCCACGCCGACGGCCCCGGCGTGCTGGCGGAGGTGCTGTGATGGGCCGCCTTCACCCCACCCTGATCCGCTGGGCCAACATCATCGGCCTGATCGCCACCGTCGTCATCCTCGCTGCGTGGGGGGTGTGATGAGCGCGCCCGAAAGCTACCAAATCCTCACCCTTGAGGACATCGTTCTCACTTACGCGAAACTCCCGGCGGATCGTGGGGAGTTGCTCCTTAAGGAGATTGGCGACGCGGTTCGCATTATGGCCCCTCTCGTTGAGGTTCTGAAGTCTCCATACGCACCCCTGACTTGGATCAATGACGTCAAGGGCACGGCAACCGTCACCTTGAGCACCCCGGACAAGTCGTTCGTCTCGAAGACGACTTTTGATCTTCCGAAGCGCGCCCCTGCCAAGAAGCGGGAGCGGGTGTGATGCCCTGCGTCGCTGAACAGGCGTGGGTCGCCATGAAATACGGCTCGAACCTGCATGCCCAGGCCAAGCGGTTTGGCGTCGATGCGGGATGCCTCGACCGGGCGATCTGGATATGGCGCGGGCGGGTCACCCGCTCCCTCCCAAGCGAGGGAGCCGTCGTGGTCCCGCGCGTCGTCGCGAGGCTCGCATCGTGAGCGCCTCCGACCCGCGCGGCACCGTCGAGCGCACATACCCCAACGCAGCCGGCCAGACCGTCGCGATCATCCGCTGGGTGCGCGGCACTGGCCCCGTGCAAGCCGTCGGACAGTTCCGCGAGGGGCAGGCCGTGACCGTGCGCGGGGTGGAGGTCGTGGGGACGTGATGCGCACGCCTGAAAGCCATCGCCACAGCGCCGCGGTGTTCCGCAGCGAGGCCGAAGCGCGCCGGCCGAAAGACCCGGTGTTCGCGGGGCTGCTGCTGCAATGGGCAGTCAATGCCGAACGTCGGGCAGATCGCGCGACGGCGGGCCAGCAACGCGACCTGTTCGCCGCATGACCGCCGAACCTGTCGCCATCATGGCCCCCGTGTCGCCGCTGCCGTCAGCCCTTGAGGCTGAGCACGCGCTGCTGGGCATGATCCTGTTCGACAACGCCGTGGTGAAGAACCTGGGCGAAGGCGTCACGCCGGACAGTTTCGGCGAGCCCTACCATGCGCGGCTGTGGGATATGGCCACGCGCCTGATCGACCGAGGCCGGCTGGCTGAACCGACGGCACTGGCTGAACGGCTGCGTGAAGACCCCGCGTTCATCCAATCTGGCGGCCTGAAATTCCTCGCCGAACTGGTCGACAAGGCGCCGGCGCTGAGACACGCCCCCGACTATGCCGCCCGGGTGAACGACGCCGCCCGGCGCCGTGAGATCATCCGCATCGCCGGGGAAGCCGCTCAGGCCGCCCGTGACCCTGAACAGGAGCCGTTCAGCGTCATCACCGAGACGGACGCGGCCATGTCCGCCCTGCTGGTGGCGGCGGCGCCGGATGGGCACACGCTGGTCGGCGCGCGGGATGCGGCGATCGAACTTGTGCGCGCTCTCGACCATGAAGCGGAAACCGGCACGGCCGCCGGCATCACGGTCGGGCTGGACTGCATCGACGACAGCCTGCTGGGCCTGTTTCCGAACGAACTGATCATCCTGGCCGGCCGTCCGTCCATGGGGAAGAGCGGGCTGGCCCGCATGATCGCCATGCAGGGCGCCCGCCGCAATCCCGGCTACCTGTTCCCGATCTTCGCCCTCGAGATGGACCGCCGGCAACTCTCGCGCCGGACCCTCTCGCAACTGACATACGAGGCCGGCCGCGGGCTGCCCTACCGCGACATGAAGCGCGGCTCCGATGTGTCCGCCGATGATCGCGCCATGCTCGACGCCATGACCAAGCGCGTGCCCGAGAACCTGATCCTCGACGACACCGCCGTCCTGTCGATCGAGCACATCGAACGCCGGCTGATCGCCCTGTCCCGCCGCGGCAAGATCGGCCTGGCGGTCATCGACTATCTGCAGATCATGGACCTGTCCGCCCTGCTGCGGATGGGCGTGAACCTGACGACCGCTCTGGGCATGGTCACGTCACGACTGAAGCGGCTGGCCAAGCAGCTTGGCTGCACGATCCTCCTCCTCTCGCAGCTCTCGCGCAAATGCGAAGAGCGCGACAACAAGCGGCCGCAACTGGGCGACCTTCGCGACTCCGGCGCCATCGAACAGGACGCATCGTCGGTCCTCTTCTGCTACCGCGACAGCTACTACCTCGAGCGCGAAGGCCCGCGGCGCAATCAGTCCCGCGAAGAGCACGAACTGGCCGTCGCCGCCTCGCACCGCATCATGGAAGTCATCTGCGGCAAGTCGCGCGAGGGCCCGATCGGCACCACGCGCCAGATCTACCTCGCGGAATTCGACGTGATCGAGAACATGGGGACGCGCTGATGGGCAAGCGATCAAGCTTCGAGCGGATGCCGCGCGACCTATACTCGACGCCGGCCGAGGCTGTGGCCCCTCTCCTGCCCCACCTTGCACCCGGAACGCGCTTCGCTGAGCCCATGTCCGGGCATGGCGCGCTGGTCGACCACCTGACCGCCGCTGGTCATGTCTGTGTGTGGGAATCGGACATTGAGCCGCAACGCTCCATGCTCCAGGCCGACGCTCTCGCGCTTCATTACGTCTCGCAGGACTGCATCATCACGAACCCGCCATGGGATCGGAAGGTGCTGCACACGGCCATCGTCCATTTTTCGGACTGGGCGCCGACGTGGCTGCTGTTCGACGCCGACTGGATCCACACCCGGCAAGCCGTTCCGTTCCTTCCTCGCCTCCGCCGGATCGTCTCCGTCGGCCGGGTGAAGTGGATCCCCGGCACGACGATGACCGGCAAGGACAACTGTGCTTGGCACCTGTTCGACGCGCCCAACCTGTCCGCCGCCTCTTTCTATGGACGAGCCGCATGAGCAAGCCGAAGCACGACACCTGGATGCCGCTTTATGTGGCCGACTACCTCGCCGATACGACGCACCTGACCACGGAGCAGCACGGGGCCTATCTGCTGCTGCTTATGGGAGCATGGAAGCGCGGCGGCTACCTGCCAGTGGATCCCGGGCAGTTGGCCGCCATGGCGAAGATGACGCCAGCCGCATGGCGCAAGGCCGGACCCGCCCTGATTCCGTTCTTCCTGCACGACGGAGACAGGCTGGTTCACAAACGCGTGCTCTCCGAGATCGAGCGGTCCAAAAACCTCACGGACAAGCGGTCGCGGGCTGGTGCGCGAGGGGCGGTAGGACGGTGGCAAGCGGATGCGGTTACGGATGGCAAACACATAGCAAAGCCTTCGCAAAACGATGGACCTTCACCTTCACATACTCTTCCTTCGGAAGAGAGTAACGCGCGCAAGCCGCGCGTCGCCGACGAGATCATTGATCTGGTCTGGTCCGATGCGCCTCCGAAAGCCCGTGAGAGATCGAGCAAGGCCGACGTTCGGCGGACCCTGGCTGCAGCCGTCAAACGTGGCGGCGAGGTCGACGGCATCATGCGCGCCCTGAAAGCCTACTGGCGGTCGGAGGACGCATCGAAGGATGACGGCGCGTATGCCAAGGGCATCCACCGCATGATCGAGGGCGACAGGTGGCGGGACTGGGCCAGTGCGCCGGCTGGATCCGCGACCAACACCGCCGACGGGGCGATCAACTGGGCCATGCGGATGACGTTCTGGCGCAAGGACGGCACCTGGCTGGGCGCATGGGGCCCGACACCGCGCGAGAAGGGCTGCCAGTGCCCGGCCGATCTGCTCGAGGCGGTGTGACGTGGCCAAGCACCGCATGTCGTTCTGGTCGTGCGCCGGCAAGTTCGCGTTCGAGACGCTATCGACGGCGCGAAAGGTGGCCAAGCGGATGAGCGGAAAAGGCGGCGCCGTGGTGGCGTATCGCTGCACGGATTGTCAGGCTTGGCATGTGGGCAGCCAGACACAGCGACGCCGGCCGAAGCGAAGAGGGTCCGCATCGACCGGCGCGAGAGGGTAACGGATTTTGCTGTCGATTACGGTTCGGCTGTGAATCCATGCGGCCGGAAGCCAGTTAGGAACGCCTCGACCGCGACCGTGACGGGCCCGGTGACTTCACGGGCGCCGGACTCCATGTCGCGCACCCGGTCCGGGCCTTTCGTCTCGACTTGGGCAAGGCGAAGAGCCCGCGCCATTTGGCGCAAGCTCCAGCCCAGTGCATGCCGCGCGGCTTTCATGTCCGCGCCGGTGGTGATTTTCAAAACAGGCTCCCTTGGCGTTGCGCTGTTTCATCCCATAGGCCGCCGCATGGCAAGGGCGCGTGGCCGTGGCGTTGTTCGCGGCGGTTCCGTTCGGCTTCAAGCTGGCGAGCTGATAGCGGGACCGGCGCCCCGCCGGGGATCAGGTATTGATCCGCGGCGCCATCGGCCAGGGTGACGGGTTCGGAGGCGGGGCCTTGCATTGCCCGGCCTATCTCTCGCGCCACCTTGTCACGCGTCCGGGCCGTGATCGTCACGCCATAGCGGGCGGCCGCTTGGGCCGCCTCGCTTGGCTTCATATGCCCTAGGTCGAGTTTCGTTATCAGTGTTTGAGCTACGTCGCGCGGGATCATCACGCCACCCCCGACCACGCATCGACCGACTCCGGCCAGGTCTCAGCGTACAACGCCTCATGATCTTCCGGTTCCGGCTCGACATAGGGAGCCCAGTCCGACTCCGCCGCATAGCAGGGGCTCCCGGCGATCTCGCGCTCTATGGCGGTCAAGAGCTCGACCACCCCGACACGGTGCAAGTCGTCATCCATGCCGGCGCCGTTCGCCAGCGTCGGCGAGGCGTACCCCACGACGTAGCCGCGCTCCGCAGCGAGGTCCGCCGCATAGTCGAGCGCAAGGCCGGTGTCCGTGACCAGCTTGCGCCGGAATGCCGCGCGGCGATGCCACAGATGCGCGCCCATGCTCTTGAGATCCCCGCCCGTATCGCGAAGGCCGCCGGCGCGCGAGAGGAACTCA